TGACTTTAGGGTTCCTTTGATTACAACTTTGGTACCCTTCTCTTCTAGTTCAATAACACCTTTGATATGTGGGTGATTGAAAAAAGTTGTTGCTACAATCATTTACTATCCACAGGGATTTTATATCTAGCAAATCCCATCTTCTCCATCATATAATACATTTGATAGGCATCCACTATACTTTCAGACTTGTACTCCTCGGGCATACACTCGGGAATACCCTGCTTCGAATAATATGCCGTCTCACTCTTACGCTCTTCAAAACGTCTCGGGTGATTATGATACAACCACTCGAGCTGTTTCGCACACGTGTGTGCAATTTCAATAGGTATCAACGAAAGAAAGAAAATGTTCATTCTTGTAGTCGTCCGTGTTATAGACGCGGACTTCCACGTCTCCAAAGAAAACAGACCCGTTGGGTAACTTCCAGATTTTCTCCTTGGTTTGTTCGTTAGCGTGACGCGTTGCTTCTTTTAGGTTGTAGAAGAAGCTACGATCGAGAATTTGATTGGCGAGGACAACGTTGGTCACAAACATATTAAGATATGTTATTATAAAATGATATATACTTAGGTTTCAGGATCTGAAACATATTCTTCTTCCACTACTTCTTCGGTATCTTCTTCTGGTTCCACGTCAAGTTCACCACCTTCATCTGGAATTTCGTCGGGTTCTACTTCGGGTTCTACTTCGGGTTCCACCTCTTCTTTCTTTTTCTTAATCTTCTTGACAGGTTCCTTATCAAATATCTTCTGTAATATACCCGGAACCTTTATAGCGTATGTTACTTTCCTATCGTACCTTTTTTTAATGCGTTCGAGAAAATATTCACTAAACCCGTGTGATTTATACGCCTGAAGTATAATTTTAATTGGTGGTTGAATTCCATTGCGATAATACTTACTATACATTGTAGCAATCGCACAATTAACTTTTATACGGATTGTACCATTTTTGAGTACCCGAAGATTAACTTGAATGCGGTCACCATGTAAAATTTCGGGTTCTTTCGTACGTATAGGTTCTCGATAAGGAGTCGCCTTGGGTAAATTGGGATTGATATAAGGAATACCCAATCTCTTGTTATTTTCCTCAAGAGCTCTTAGATATGATTCTTCTTTGTATACAGGTTCTTTATGAAATTTAAATTGTATAGTATTTTTTGGAATGATAATATCGTATAAAAATGATCCTTGTCTAGGTTTATCCCCAGCACGTGGTGGTGGGCATCTAACACGCCGTGGTGGTCGTGTGTACATACTCATCTTGTTTTTTAGTGAGAGTATCCTCTAACTTAGGTTGCATAAAAAAATCCAATTCACATTTGATAATATGAGCAGATTGTGCATTCAGGTGTGTATAATACGGACCCCAAATTTCGATAATTTTGCGCTCCTTGTCATACCATAGATAATCAAGTCCCAATTTTTGGGTGAGCCAATAGAACTTCTTACCCGTCTTACCAATAAATGCAAAAATTCTATCTTCGTCGTACATGGAGACGTCCAATTGGGAGTAGTGGGCATTCGGGGGCGTGTACGGGGCCATCGTTCTTCTTTGCTATATTGTTCTCCTTTTGTTTAAGTTGGTTTCGCACGTGCTTCTGTGAATATACTTTTCTTTGATTTTTTTTATCGTTTTTAGTCACGCGTTTTTTATAGTCATCCATTATGTTTTATATAACATATTTATTTACTTAGGTTTCATCTTCATCAACGAGTGATTCATCTTCACTATCTTCCTCATCGGTATCAGAACACTCGAACGTTTCATCGTCACTGTCATCTATGAGATCATATCCTTGTTGGTGTCGGGTGAAAAGATTGGTATCTTCGAGGTCTTGAACATCGTAAAATCCGGATACGGACATTTTTGGTACTTCCTCGGTTCCATCCACGAAATTGAAAAAGTTTTGTTTATTTCTTTCCAAGAACTGTACGATATAATTATCTCGGTTTTCGAGAACTGTGCGGGCAATCTGTGTTGTACCATCTTCACATTCAATATCAACGATCATAACTTATTTAAATAAAATTTAAATCTTTAATAATATTAATGGATAATCTAAAAAACTGGGGCATACACTACATCACTAAACGAGATATGGGTCCCCGTGATGCGGTGATGTTTGACATTGATGATACCCTCATTTTTACGAGTGGACGCTCAAACGCTCCCATCGTCGAACTCCTCACTACAGCTCACAAATTAGGGTATAAAATTGTTATCATCACAGCGAGACCTGGTATTGAACCCACGATACAATGGACAATTCGACAACTTAAAGAGTATAAAATTGGATACGATTATTTGGGGTTCACGAGTCCAGAAACTAAACATGATATGAAAATACGTTTACCCTATCATTTTGTACTCTCAATTGGTGATATGCCAACTGATTTGACCGCATCGGAACATTTCCTCAACATTTCCAATTTGTCCCACAATTGAGACAGCTCACAAATACAGTCATCGGTTCATCAGCAGACCTGGTCTGCATCTGGAAATATGTAGTCTTCATGGATCTACATCGACCACACTTGAAGAAACCATCTTGTTGTTGTATCTCGCGTTTCAAGTATTCTTTCCGCATATCTTTGTGTATCTTCTCATCTAATTGTTTAGCATAAGGTCCATCTGGTAACATCTGCTCAGGTCTCATATTAAAAAAATCCTCAGTCTTCATAGTCTTATTGACTAGCTTATTTTTGATTGTGGGATTTTCTTTTATACACTTCTGAATAGCCAAGAACTTATGTTTATAAATATTTGTATATTTATGATTGTCCCAAGCTGGAACTTGTGAGGTCTGTAAAGCCCTCGCCATGGAATGGTTTAAAATACGCGTCTCGAGATTGACACAGATTGTATCATCACTTGGAATCTCGAGAAGTGTGGATAAACGCTCGAGTACGAACTCTCGTAACGGGTTATTATTCATCTTACTACTTACTATTTTCTTATTTTTAACTCACTTAGGGCAGAGGCAGCCCCTCATATACGTCGTGACGAATAGGCGAATCAAACGCATCCGATACACGACGCGTGGGGTTAGTGTCGACAGAACCATATTTGTACCCAGTGTTATATGCTTCAGTTGATCGTTTCAGCATCCACAGCACGACAACCACCACGGCTACGGTCAATAGGTATTGGTTTTTCATTTATAGTTGCCAATATTTTTTTATGGCGTCATCACAAGGATGAACAAAGTAATTCTCATACACGAGACAAAAGGGTGTATCGAAGAGATCTACCTAGATATATCTCCAGTAAAGAACCAAATTTTTTTATTATTAGGAGGACCCCAAACATTTATAGGACAATGGCCTGATATTGATGTGGTCATCATGAAGGCGGAAAATGCAACAACGAAAAACGAGAATGAATTACCATACCCATTCACCAATGAAGATGTAAATGGGAAAATTCTTCTCGTACGGATGGACAAAAATTCAGAACCCCAAGACTTTACAGTCAGTGAGTACGAATCATTTAGCGATAGGAATAAACGCCTCCCCGTTTAGAACTGCATTCGCATACTTCATACACAACTGAAAATGTACATATGCCCAGTCGGTTGGATTTTCGGTAGTTGGATTTCCTGGTAAAGGATTGTCATGAACAGCACCAATGAGGTCAACCTTACCCCCATTCATAGACTTTCCAGTGACATTACCAACCTTCTTCAACCACATTACATGTTCCTCATTTTTACATTCGAAGCGGGTGACAAAATGTGCCATTATATATTACATTGGTTTCTTTTCTATAAGTAGACGTGCACTTGGGTCTGTTATATTTGTCCATCGGGGACGCCATATTTCTGATATGAGATGATCATTGGACTGCCCGTACATCTTCCAAAACATGTTTCTGTACAAAGCTTCTTCCTTAGTCAGTGATACGTTATGACCACGGGCTTTCAACCTCGTTTCCTTAAATAATAGATCATCCACATTATTCTCAGCATACCTTTTAATCTCATCTACCCAATTCGTGCCAACTGCATCACTCATCCCATCCTTTTGTCGCCATAGAATGTCATCTGGTAGATATCCGTTAAATGCCTCACGGAGAATTCGCTTCTCCATACCGACCATCTTTTCGTTTTGATTAATCGTCATACAGAACTCGATAAAATTCTTATCAAGAAACGGGACAATCAGGTCTAGCCCGTGTGCACCAGCGCATCTATCCGCCCTCAACCCATCGAATTGGTGAATAAGTCTCAGGCGTCGCATATTTTCACACGCAAATTCATCCACATTCGGTGCGTTTTTAAAATAGAGATAACCACCTAAAATTTCGTCACTTCCCTCACCTGAAAAGATATAACGGCATTGTGTGTGCTGCTTGATATACTTACAAAGAATCCACATCGGTGTACTCGCGCGCACAGTCGTAGTGTCGTACGATTCAAGACAGTGGACCACATCGTTCAGGTGAGCGATACCCTCTTCAGGTGTGAACGTCACCTCTGTATGTTCAGTACCCAAATACTTTGCAACTTTACATGCCGCTATTAAATCAGGGCTTCCGTTTAGACCTACAGAGAAGGTCTTAATCTTCCCCATCTTTTTCGAGGCGATAGAAGCTATAAGACTACTATCAAGTCCTCCGGATAATAAGAACCCTATATCACGCTCAGTATTATCGATGCGATCGTGTACGGCATGTTCAAACGTTTCACGTAACTGTCGATGAAATCCAGTCTTGATATATTTGTTCACACGCCAGTAACCGGTATGGTAACACACAAAATCGTTAATATACGAATCATATAGATGACCTGGAGGGAAGATGTGAATCTCAGACCTTAAGAATAGAAGTGCCTTAACTTCACTCGCAAACGCGATAGAGTTGGGTGCGTATCGCGTATAGAAGAGTGGGCGAACACCCACGCGGTCGCGAGCAGCCATCACACGCTTTCCATTTGTCCACACGAACGCGAAATCCCCATTGATGAGTTCGAGTGTCTTCGTCATCCCATAAGATTTGAGCAGTGGTAAAAGTACCTCACAATCACTATTACTTTTCTCAATTCCGACACGAAATTCACGATGATTGTAAATTTCACCATTACAAATTAACATCTCATTACCATCTGTAAACGGCTGCATACCAGCAGGGGTTAGATCATTTATAGCAAGACGATAAAAATCCATTCGACATTTACCTATCGTTTTCGTTTGATACGCATCTGGGCCTCGGTGAGAAAGGAGGTATGAAGAGACGTCAACTTCTTCACCGAAGAGGGCTATGATACCACACATTACTGTTACATGTTAGTTTACTTTTAAGTTAAATTCTCATTGTATATTAAAAATGGATAGATACGCGATCGCCTTTCTAATAGTAATTTGCATAGTTGCTCCTCTCGTATATTACTTTGTAATTCGATCCAAAGAAGAACCTCCACCGGGACCCTCATCATCGGGCGATGTCATCGTTATCACAGATGAGGGTTCCACATTTGAGACCCAGACTTCAGGAACCGAAACCTATATTGATATGCCCAAGCAGAACATATGTCGTGCGGAAGATACTGACCCAAGTTGGTGTAGTGATATTAATCCATCAACAGAAATGAATTACGTATTAGACCCAGTGGGTGGTAGTATTACGGATATGGGGGGTTTTGAGACTTCATGGGACGCGAAAACGAACCTATGCGCGGATGGAACACAAAACTGTATCTACGAAGAGAAGTTTGATAAGAACCGTAGATTGATCGGTATTACAAATGCACAGGGTGATGATTTCATTCAAAAATTTATTGATGATACATATTCAGGGGCGATAGACTTCAATGTAACCAGAACTGTGAACGGTGACGGTGAGTCTCAAAATCTTAAAGAACTTATGCAAAAGATGTTTACTTTTGATACAACTACCGGAAAATTAACCATAAGTCAACCGACGGGAGAGGGTGGTGAAATGGAAACTCTTGAAATAATTCCAGGTAATACCGCGATAGGTGAAGGGGCTATTGATGGTAAAATGAAAATGGCAGTTGGTCAAATGGTCATGTTCATCATCTTCTACTATTACTCTAACGACCTCCCCAAACCAACAATTAAATTCAATATCACTTCTCAGAAGACTCTCGGTGAGATCTTCCAGACATTAAGAGAGGAGAGAGCGGCTGCGGCTGCGAATGAGGCCATAGATCTTCTGGTGAGTGGGCCCGAAATGTCCAGTGCTTAAATTATTCACATTTCAATTTATACTCCAATAGATCCCTGTACGCAGCTTCATCAACTACTGCATCCATCTCTTGTCCCGACATGTCAAGTGATTCTATGTTATCATCTATAACACTATCAAATCTCAATACACAATAAAACGATGTATTTGTCCGAGCCGCAATTTGATCAACTGTCTCCAAATCATAAGTATCTATTTCTAAATAACGCATCACTTGTTCAGGGGTCCGTAATTTTATACCAGAGCTTTCTATTTTTTTCTTTCTACTAGACATGTCAAATGACGGCCAAACCCCGTGTCTAGATCTAAATGATGATACATATTCTACGCATTTACCAGCAGTCTCCCTTTCCTTGAAACAGATTAACCTGGGTTTGTGCATTGGATCCACGAGGCTTAGGTACGTCCCATTTACAGTTAATTTTACAAAGTGATACTCCATATAAAGTATATAAGGAAAAAAATCTTTAATTAATATATATGAACTTTCCAAAAACACCCGGTCAATGTAAATATATGCTCGCACTTAGGTCACAAAAACCCATTGTGATAGGGACTGGACCAGCAGGTACGGGGAAGACGATGTTGGCGTGTCAGGTTGCACTAGACCATGTACACAAATTTCAACGCCCAAAAATTGTACTCACTCGCCCGATTGTAGCCGCTGATGAGGATATGGGATACCTCCCAGGGGACATGGATCAGAAGATGGAACCATGGACAAAACCGATGTTTGATATTTTTGAGCAATACTTTTCATATAATCAAATTGAGAGGTTCGTAAAGATAGAACCCCTAGGGTATATGAGAGGTAGAACGTTTAGTGATACACTCATCATCGCCGATGAGATGCAGAATGCGACACCAAATCAAATGAAGATGCTTCTCACACGGGTGGGTGAAGGCACAAAGCTTATCGTGACCGGTGACATCGATCAATCCGATCTCGGTCCAAATAACGGTCTCATGGATCTCATATATAAGATGCAATGTCAAGACCTCGATTATATCATACACGTAGAAATGGAAGATGAGGATATCGTTCGTCACCCAGCTGTTAAGGAAGTTTTGGGTATCCTAAACACTTAGAATTTTTTATTGTTTTTCCCATTCCACTAATGGACATAACCATGGCAATTGACCATGCGTTGATCTTCCAGGTATAGATGTAACTAATTTACGACCCAATTTAATAAGGTCACAGAACATTCCGAAATCATCTGGGATGTTATTCTGACAATAACGAGTCAGTACTTCGATATCTTTACCAAGTGTTTTAGTATGTGTAGCAAATGTCATCGTCGTAGAGTTTGTATATTTCCAATGTGTACTCTTAGTTAAAAGCACTTTTGTTTCTTCTCCACCCCCAAATACATATGGATTCGGTTTTCCACCTTCCAAATATTTATCTGGGTGATCATACAACGATACGTAGTCACCATATACAAATCCCTCGTTTATTAACTGTTGACTATCCTTGAGGTGTAAATAATCATCTTCTACAAGATAAACTATAGTATTATCGGTATTATCCTTTATCGCCTGTTTAGCTGCAAATAAAAATGCACCAGAATTACCCAACGACGTTCTTATTATATTATCCACATTGATATATTTTTTAATCATGTATATAGTATTATCCTCACAATTATCAGCTATTATAGTAATATCTTTCGGGTCGAAATGATTACAAAAATTACGTAGACAATTTTCTATATTGATAAAATCTGGTTTATCATTACGTCTACCTTTATCACTAATACGATAGTATATTTTCATTACTTATATAACAATTATCACTTCATCTTTTTAAATAGATTTCGTATATATTCCTCATCTTGACTTAACCATATTTGATGACATCCAACTGGAATACCTTCACACCTAAAGTCTTGAACACTGAATGAACGTCCTACATCACGTGTAGGCCTGGATATAGTAGAAATCATGAAATATAAATCCTCAGCTTCACCACTCCATGGTTTAGCTCTACACATATCTTTCATGGTGGAAACATTTCTCAAAGAGAATCCACCATTGAACATAAATATTTTGTTTGGATGTTTAATAAAATTATTCTCTCTGTATGGGTGATCACCAGCAACACATCTATCACATTTACACATAGAAGAACATATATTAATGATACGTCCATCATGTTGAATATAGTAGTGACCAGTTGGTGCACCAACGAAATCGTATTCAAAAAACTCTTCCGGAATTTTCTTGAATATATACGAATCCCATTGATTTATGAGAATATATTCAAATTCGGAAAAGGTATTCCAAAATTCATAACTCGTTAATAGTTTACTATATACATTAACATCTCTATTGTTTTCAAATGCTTGGATATATTTCACATTTTTCCAATCCTTAGTTGTCTCCATGATTAATTCCTTGTTCTCACCACTATGAACGATTGTTAATGCTGTATCTCCACCACCATACACATTCGCAATGTTCCATAAGTTATACTTTATGGTATCCATCGGACGGAACTCTATGAATAACATTCCCAATTTAGATCGTGTAGCCCATTCAGTAAGCGTTTGTAAAGGTTCAGGTGTAGACTCTATCACGAGATCAAAATAACTTTCTTTGTTCATATCTTGTAGTGCTTGATCATTTAAATGGGGCATACTAGAAGATCAACATATATAGTCTTTATACATTTAAAGTTTTACATCAATTGTGAAAATGCGAGATTATTTTGTAAATCATGTGTTAGTTTGCCGATGTTTCTATACATGACAGATGAAGAAGTTATATTTACATTAGAGTGTCTTATAAAATGTATCCTGTAACTCTTGTTTTTGTACACTCTTAATATGCCATAATGCAAAATTGGGATCATTCTGAATTCCAATTGTTTTTTCAGAACCCGAAATTGTTTCATGTAAACCTTTACTCCATTTCAGTTTACCGTTATTCTTATATACCCGTCCCTGATTGTCTGGCCAATTTATCCATCCACATTCATTTGTATTGAATTTATGTTTATCTAACCATTCCTTAGTATATCCCGGACAAATATTGATTCGGGGTACGTATATAAGATCACTCCCAGAGTTTTGAATAATAGTTTTTATATTTTTGATCAGACTTTCTTGTGGAATTTCATCCGCATCAATTACAAAAATATATTCACCTTTGCATAGAGAAGCATGATAATTGCGATGGTCTGAAAAGTTACCACAAAATTCCCGTTCAGATACGACAATATCATCATATGATTCTAAAACACTTCGAACTTCATCAGTCACTTTCTTCGAATCGACTAAAATATTAATTTCATCTTCAAGGTCTTTGACTCGATTTAAAAAATAAAGAAGATCATTTAGTTCACGGGCCTCTGTACATACACAGATAGCATACGTCAAGCGCATGTTTAAAGATATAACCCCAATTATCTTTAAACATGTTCGGTAAGATTCATGGTCGTTTCTTTCTTGGAAAAGATGTGGGAATAACACATGATGATGAGATAGGTACAACGACTCTATCGGAACTTATAGAGACATACGATCACTGGGAAACCTTTGTTGAGAATGCCCGCCAAAAATATGATAAGGTTCAATTATTTACAATGTTCGAGACTGATGATGTACACCCTTATATTATTGAGCGTATGAAATATTTCGATAAAGTAATCGTTCCATTCGACTATCTCAAAGAAATTCTAGAACGCCACGGTATCCCATGCGAATCATTGAATTACTGGTCATCTGAACTCATTCGTTCTAAACCTAAAGTGATTCAGAAGAAACGAGACCCAAATCGTATTGTATTCTTATACAATGGGACCAATGATGTTCGAAAGAATGTAACCACTCTCACGAAAGTCTTTGCACAAGCATGTAAAGACACCGAACATACTCTCATTGTAAAAACGAATAGGGACGATGGATTGACACAAAGTCAAAATATTAAGATTATAACTGATCGTATTTCAAATGAAAAATTAGCAACTCTTTTCAATCTATGTGACTACTGTATAACATGCACCCGTGGTGAAGGTGTTGGTTTATTACACCTAGAAGGATCTTACTTTGGAAAGCCTGTGATCAGTCATGATGGAGGCGTGTTTAGTGATTTGGATGTTCATATCATACCTTTACCATCTAAGGAAGTTCCCATTGATCTCACAGATGTTCCCCCATTCTTACACAAAGTGTTCTATGGAAAATGGTGGGAAGTTGATGAAGAAGAAACTATTCGAATTATTAAAGATCTATTAGGAAAATAACTTTATGTACTGAAGGGGGTCAATACCATCAGTACACACAATTTATAAAAAGTTTGGGATATACGACACCCATCGTAAAAAATCACGACTTGTGTGTTTTCATACATGCGTCCACAGATCATCCCCAAATACAGTCCTAACCATGTTTGTATTATAATTTCGTTTCACATCAAGATGTAAAAAATTCTTAGATGTGTTACCAATTTCCATCATGTTTATCACCCATGCGTAACAACTGTCCATACAATGTACCTCTTTCGCATTTTCTATGACAGTCAAATACTCAAAAATATTTGAATTTTTTTCCAATAATTCAGGTGTAACCCTAAAGATATTTGGATGTTCATTGTTTATTTTCAAACCCCTCGAATTATCATCATGAATGAATATGTATTCATCATATTCACATTTGATCTCAGTGGATTTATCTCTAACAACCTTAAACTTGGAGTACATATATTTAGGTGGAATACCAGCTTGAATATATACACTATGCGCCCAGTTTACCATCTCAGTAGGGGGGCCTTCCATTATATATTTCCATACATTATCAGGTAATCTATAGGTCGCCAATGGCAAGACTTTACCTTCTACCTGTGACCACATTTCTCTGGCATTAGTTGTATTTATAGTCTTAATTTTGATGCGGTCTTTAATATCCCGATACATGAATTCTACAGATACTATATGCTGTTTTTGTACAAAAATACAAACATCTTCCATTTCTGCAAAATGTCTCACCATACCATTGAGCATGATAGCGTCACCCAAACCAAGATGATGTAATATAGTAATCATTACTTTATTTATAGCTCTTTTCTTCTATAAGTTCAGAACCTTCATCTATGTTAATAGACTTCTTCAATCTAGAACGTTCATCATTAATTTTATAGACACTCCTCGCCTTTTCTATAAACTCCTCATCAAACTTTCCAAGCTTTTCTAGAGCCCTGAGATCATCTTCTACGTCCCATAATTCGCGGTTAACATCCATAAGTCTTTCCTTTAGAGGTGTAGGAAATTCCAATTTCCCAATCGTTTCCAATTCATGACGTACATTTCTTAATTTATCCTCATCGGTAATCTTTTCATTCTTAATCTCGAGGATCGTAATCTTATCGATGAGTTCTCCCTTTGAAATATTAACAAGCATTTAAAGGAAAATTGTCTCTATCCTTTAAATTGAAGTTTTTAAAACCATCGAAAGATACAACGCAATATATGATTAAATTAAATGACATACACATACATGTATGAAGCCAATAGTGGTAAATGTATATATACTCTTCATGTTCTTGGCCTACGTGATGCGTAGGGCAGGGACATTTTCGATGGAAGAAAAGGTGAAGATGATCGAATTTTTAAGTTACATTGCACTCAACCCAAATAAGGCAATAAACCCAAGCATCGCCAATCTACCATTCTTGAGCTCAGCATCGGGTGTGAATGCTCCAATTTTCTCGGCACTGAAGTTTTCAGCCGTGAACAGAGACGCGAGTGCTAATGTAGTCACAACACCAGAGGCAGCGATGGCGTACATAGGATCCTCAATCTGCTGAATGATATTTTCACCCGTCATCACCCAGTTTAGAGAACCCCATAGAACACCTTGCATAGCCGCTCGACCATTTAGAACCTCAGCGAAACGAGTCTTGGGGTTGTACGGTGTAATAGAAGGTTCCGTAGATGCACGAACCTTAATCGCACTACGAGCAGCGTGCTTAGTATTGAACTTAGTCTGGTAACGCTTGTAGTAAGAAAGTTTGATGGGCGCACAGATGATAGAACTCATAACTGATTTACTTGGGATTTTTCTCCTTAAGTAAGATTTTGTTCAGTATATATAATTGTACTATCAATCCTGATGACGTGTAAAGTGTCGTTGCATTGAATCCATATTTTCTATACTGATATGCGAGCCATAGACAACTTGTCAAAATACCTAAAAGAATCGTATTTTTCATATTTATATCAATGTCATCCACCGACTTTACCTGTCCGTATAATTGAATGAAACCGAGTCCCATCGCGGCACTTGAAATGATATCATTCATTTTATTATATACAAATATAATAAATGGATCTCATATTACAAAAATTCACAGGAAAGATTAACGCACAAAGTCTTCTCAAGACTGTCGAAGAACTCAAGATTGAGTACATCGATGATGGTCTCACAAAGGAAGATATCCCCCCTATCTTGGGTCGTCTCATGATGGAGTCTCAAAAGTTTAAGAAACTCCCAGGTCCACAGAAGAAGAAGTTGGTCATCGGAGTACTGTTCCACCTGATTGAACAAATTGATGAAGGCGACAAGGACTCAGAGTTTGAAATTGTTCTCAAAGCCCTAGTACCCCCAATGATTGATAGTTTCGCTGTGATGCTCAAGGCTAAGAAAATGTGTATCCCTTGTCTCGCTTAAGGTTTTACCTCATAAATAAAATAGAATGCGATTCCCATCGCTAGAGGTTATGATTCGGTATGGAATCTATACAGTGAAAGAACTCGAAAAATTCGCCAAGGGACTTACCCCAAAACGGAAAATCCAAGTCCTAAGTGAATGTACAAGATGTGATTTTGTATACGATGGTCAAATGTGCTTAAACTGTCACCCATGAAATATTGTCAGGTGACCAGTTACATGTCTAAGGGGCCGACCATCATCAGCAATAATCATATGTGTGCAGAGAGGCAGCTTATTAGACGTCTCTATCGAGAGTGTCTTAAAAAGGGGTATAAACCCCATCAATTTACAGAATGGTTACATAGAAAACATGGGGATTTGGTCATTGAACGCAAAACCGTACACGGTGATGCAGTATCATTACCATGTGTCCTATGTAGGAAAGCTATGGAAAGGTTAGATATATGCTGGGAAGCACATGATGGTGTACAATGGATACACAGTAAAAAATCTGAGTATGTACCACCTTCTATACCAACAGCTAAACAGAAAAGGAATCTAGGATTTGGGTGTAATGATTAGACCCAAAGCTGATTCCAAGTTATTGTGACTTCTTTTTAGTGGTTTTACTCGCTTTAGTTTTAGCGCATTGTTATTTGTAGCAGCATTCTTTATTTCATCCATCTTCTTTGTGTTTGAAACAAAGGGTATGACGTTGTCGATTATTGGTACCATCTCTATTTTTTTCGGTAATTCCACATCTATCGTATGGTTTTCTCGGAACGCTTCGATCGTCATATCCCCACCAAACACTTTCAAATTGTATCGATTTGGTGCAAGTTTTACAGATCCTATTTGGTTATACATCTTTTTACGCATCATCACAATATTACCACATATAAGGCCACCTCTACTCAGACCATACTTTTCTATCGCATACGATTTCATACAACTCCAGGAACAGAAATTACCAGCGGTATGGAACTTATTTCGCCTTTCGTCGTGCTTAAAAGGCATACTTAAAGGTGTTGTATCGAATTCGTGACAACACCACCAACACCACATGTTTTGCTTAACTTTTTTTTCTTTAAATACTATAAGATGGCTTTGCTTCTACTATTCGGGATGCTATTTTTTTTGTTATTTATAGCTATTATAATTTTTTTAATAGTATGGAATAAAAATAAGACGAAAAAAAAACGAGATGAACTATCAGAATTGGCAAAGAGTCTGAATGAACATAAAGAGAGTATGTATAATGCCGCTACAGATTTGGGTATAGACCCAGAAGATCTCAAAAATGAACTATTTGGATCTTCGAATTTGGTATGCTATGTGTACCCAACGAATGGTGTATGCGATGCAACTTTTTACAACCTGAAAGATGGCTGCTGTGAACTAAAAAGTAACGCCAGTGAACTGGCTAAAGAAGAGAGAAAGGATATGGCTATCACCATGGCCACTCAAACTTTTTTGACTGTGATCCCTGAACTTATATTGACAGAAATTTTACCAAAATTGTTAAAAAGTGCTAAAGGTTCGGCATTTTTAGCTAGGGTCGGTGGTAAAGGTTCATTATTATTTTCAAAAATCATTGCAAAAAGTGTGGCCAGAGCGTCTATCAAACTCGCTGCTAAAATGGCGGTTAAAGCGGCTGCGATGGCGACAAAACTTCTCATAAAATTGGGCGCTGGTCCAGTGGGATACGCTCTATTGATGTTGGATATTCTTATAGCTATCCAAGATTACGCCGATGTGTATAATTACAATTCCTTTCTAGATAATGAGGGTAATATGGAATTACGTGATAAGTTGGTATATGAGTTTGCTAAAGCATTGGCAATAGAGGGTGAAGAATATCCAATTCTATTCCCATTTTTACATATATTCGAAGAAGAGTCTCTAATTGCGATTACAGAATATCAATCCAAAGTTTTAGATGAAAATATGGGTATTCTAGCGGAAATCCCTGGTGGTATAAAATGGTTAGTAGACTTTGCCGGGAGAATGGTGGATGAAATAGAAGCAATTGAGAATGGTGAAGAAGTACCGGAAATACCAGAATTGAGTCAGGAGGAAGATGAGAAAATACAGGATATGTTTAAGATCTTCTATGAGAGAGTGAGAGAAGAAAAACACCTTGAACTCGATACATTCTTATTCAATACATTACAAACACTCGTACCCACTAATCGTAAAAATGAACTAGTACTTATTCCAAACATGTCTTCGGAAAAATCGATAGGTATAGGTATAAGTGAAGAAGCCGCGGAAAAATGGAACAAAAGTCAACGTGAAGAATGGTTCATGTATTTGGATCCATTTGTACCACCTAACAGACCAAATGAAGAATGGTCTCCGGCTATGTTGGCATCTTATACCGATACATACTTGATCCCTAATAAACTAAACCCCGGAACTTCAAACGCACCTAATATAATTACCCGTGTGTTACCACAAAAGGTATCACTCATGTACCCATTTGGAATATTGACAACCTTTTGTGAAAAGAAACGTACAGCTTTAAATTATCAATCAGCTATAGATCCAACTGATTATGATGTAAAATTAGACCCTGTATCTGGTGTTTGTGACTTTACAGAAAGATATTGCAAAAGGTATGGTCTCGATTTCAAAACGAAAACGTGGAAAGATGGTACACCGTACAACGATTGTAACTTGTCAGGAGATCAGGAAATCGTAGAATTTATCTTTGGTCAAGAAAATGTGCGTCAGGCCAAATTGTGGATGACAGACCCCGATCAAGCGGGTGCAAACATGTCGTTGCAAATATTAACAACATTACAGAGAAGAAATGAAGAACACGGTCCAGCTGTGGCGCTTATACTAACAGGTTTAGACCCAGCGGGTACTTTTGAAGGGTTTGGTCTTAAATTAGATTCGCAATTGAGGGGGAGAGATAAATATTGTGACCCAGAGGATACATGTAAAGAGTTTGAAGTTAAACACGCGGGTGGTAATTTCATGGGTTGGTCTGCCAGGAATGAGGATGGTGAGATTTATTCAAATGGTCAAGGGTTCCAGAATCAGGTTAAACATGGTGAAAAACATTCATTCTTCGTCCCAGAAGATGGTTATTTCAGGGTTAAATGTGATCCAGGGGATAGTATGAACGTTCAATATAAAGATATTGAAGATTCGATGAAATTCAGTTGCAATTTTGGGAAGGTCAAGAAGAATCCAAGTAATAGCGATTTCTGGAGTTCAGCGGGGGACTTTCTTGAAGAGGATGTTGTACCGGTGATTGTGGATGGTCTAGAAGATATCGGCGAAGGACTCGAAGATATTGGCGAAGATATCGGCGAAGGACTCGAAGATATTGGCGAAGATATTGGCGAAGGACTCGAAGATATTGGCGAAGATATTGGCGAAGGACTCGAAGATTACGTAGAAGATGTCAAAGAAGATTGTGGTTCTGGTGGTAATGTGGGTGATTGCCTCGAAAGTTTTTTTTCAGATAGAAGGCTCAAAAAGGATGTGAAAAAGACAAAACTCAAGTCACCCATATCAGGACTTGATGTCTATACATGGAAATGGAATGAAATCGCAATGTCTACATATGGTTTGAAGGGGAGTGACTTTGGATTTATCACAGATGAGATCGAGGATAAGTACGTCTCCCAAGATGTCTATGGATATGAATACATTATGGAAAATACACCAGTATACAAAGCTCTTCTCAAATTAAAATCTAAATATGAAGTAAAGTTGTGATGGCTCCAAAATTTTCCTATGCATTATCTAGCGCTTCGAGAGCTTTCCCCGATAACCAAGTATTTAAAAGTTTTTTTGGCAATGCAACCGTGTTCAGATCGGCCGCAAGGGTAGACGCTGATGGACTTGTACCTATTTTTAAACAACTTGATGGTATTGTAGATGATGACATCATGGTAGCACTTGGTAAAGGACTTGACACAAGGGGTAGGGCATCAATGATAAAAGCACTTGATGACGCTGGGGAAGCGGGACTCAAAGCTAAGATGTTTCCAGACGATGCTCCTGCGAGTGCTGCTTTAAAAAATAAAAAGATAGAGCTTACTATGCCTGGTGGTACCAAAAAATCCGTGAAATACGGATCAACTGAATTTTGGGACGCTATAAAGTTAGGGGCAATGATCGGTGCTGGTTACGGTCTACTCAAATGGATTGATGATAAGTTTGAGGACGCCGAGGAGGAATATAAGAATTGTATGGCCGGGTGCCTCCCACATAACTGGGATGCTTTTGACCAGGGAAGTATCGAGAAAGATGCTCTCTTATACAGTAATGTAGCATCCCTCGAAGAATATCAGATCACACCAGTTCCCAGCCAACCCTATTGTGTGGAACCGAATGATAAATGTGAAGAATATTGCGAGCCAAAATGTAAAGAACTATCTGAAGTGGATCTTCCATTCAAGGATAGTCCACTAAACCCATTTAACCCCGATAGTCCATTAAATCCTTTTAAATGGCTCGAGAGACTTCTACCAGACGGTTTTGACCCCAAATTAGTAAGTGGTGCTTCAAGTGTATCTTCGTTAGCCGTCGTCGCCTTAATAGTGATGTCTATGGTGATGAAGAAATAAATCAAACTTAAAGACTTTTTCATCCTTTATACCAATGACTATTCTGTCGATCGATGTTGGTATAAAGAATTTAGCACTGTGCCTTATCGATGAGGATGCAGGTAACCTCGTGCGGGAATGGGATGTCGATGGTATCCCCCCTCAACATGCAGATGGTGTGTACATATCTTTAAGGGATCACCTAGATGCGAGACCGTGGGTTCTCACAGCTAAGACCATTCTCATCGAGGAACAACCCTCTTTTAATAAGAAAATGGTATCAGTCATGCACTTTTTACATTCCTACTTCATCATTAAATGTCCAAAAGCTGAGACAATCATTTACCACGCCTCGAATAAGATTCCAGACATCGCTGGTCCGGGGAAGGTACAATATAATAAGAGGAAGAAGGCATCCATAGAGAGATGTGAAGCCTTTATCCGCACAGGACCGACGAATGCACATTGGGTAGACACCTTCATAAAGTCTAAGAAAAAGGATGACCTCGCGGACACGGTGATGCAGGCACTTTCCTTCGTAAATAGGACTGAAGTCATATCAAAATCCAGAAAGAAGAAAGTTACAAAATTAGTAGCTCGTCGTCCAAATGAAAATCAAAAGAGAACAAAGTATTCCAAATCAAACTTAGCTTGGATTTATTTGAATAAAGTTGAATGCGAAGTTATTGAAAATAATAAAAGATTTATGAAAGACCTGAAAAGGTATTACAGAGACCTAAGTGAATTGATCAAAGAATTAAAATAAACAATGAGTCTCACTATCCGTATGTGTGCTGTGAAGAGGCCGAACATTGACCAGCTGATCAAGAGCAACAAGCGTCTCAAATCCGCTTTTCACTCAAAGAAACCCCTAAGAAATACCCACCGTGTGGCCCTAGATGAATTGGATACATTCTTGGAACTTGTGGATGAAGCCATCGATGCCATGGATGATGCACAAGAAAAGTTAAATAATCTGTATGATTTCTGTGGAGAAGTTCCGATGGATGATGCTTGTGATTATTAAAGATTAAACCGGTTACATATGTATAATGGAAAAAGTCCTTGATCATGGTTTCGTTCGTCTTGTGGATCACATGCCTCAAAAAGAATTGGACTCATCGATCGTCCAGTCAGCCAGAGTTTCCTATGGTGACGGCACCAAAACCTCTCGTGGAGACCGTGGTCTCATTCGTTACCTCTTACGCCATTGGCACACAACCCCTTTTGAAATGGTCGACTTCAAATTTCACATCAAAATGCCCCTCTACATTGCCCGACAGCACCTTCGACATCGCACCGCAAGTGTGAATGAATTATCCGCTCGGTACTCTGTAGTACCTAAAGAGTACTACGAACCTGATACATACCGTGGTCAGTCCGAAGTGAATCATCAGGGTTCGGAGGGTACTATCAAACTCAATGACAATCTTGACGACAAAGTGTCCCAACAATTGAGTCAATCATTTGATGTGTATGAGGAGCTCTTGGAGAATGGATGTTGCCGAGAACAGGCGCGGGGAACCCTTCCACAATCCACTTATACGGAATTTTACTGGAAAATTAACCTTCATAATCTTCTTCACTATCTTCACCTCCGCATGGATGCCCATGCGCAACAGGAAATTCGAGAGTACGCGACAGCCATATTCAATCTCGTGAAGCCCCTAGTCCCAATGACGATGGAGGCATTCATGGACTTTAGGGTCAATGCCTTACAACTCACGGGGCCAGAGATTGAAGCGATCGCGAATGGTACAGAGATTCAATCACCTGGAGAACGTCGTGAGTTTATGGAAAAGTTGAAACGCTTAAAATTAAATGTCCCTTCATAATAAAAATTTTTATTTTCTGAACTTATATAAATGACTAAAATCGCGAATGCGTTCAAATTCGTTACGGGACCCGCTGAAATGTTAATCAAAACACAACCCATTGTTTTCTCATTAATCATCTTGTATCAGGGTCTTTTTTCGGGTAACGCTATTCAGATCCCAGAGAGACTGAAAGTTCTATTCGACAATAAAGTGTTTCGGTTTATGTCTCTCATGCTCATAGCCTTCAGTGCGACTAAAGATATTGAATACGCTCTCCTCTCGACTGTGATCTTCGTGTCTGTTATATACGCACTCAAAACACCAGAGGAGCGCAAAAAGTCTGGACTTATTTAATATATCTTATAAAAGTAGAATGAAGATTCATATAGTTGGTGCCGGACCCACCGGTATGTCTCTCGCGTGGGAAATATTAAAATCGGGTGATCATGAAGTCACATTGTATGACAGGAAACTATCAGCGGGTGGTTCGTGGTGGGAACCAGAAGGTGAAAACCGAGATCTCCACGCACACCGAATCGTATTCGATCGTGCGTTTGTAAATACACAATCACTCTTCAAAGAAATGGGTATTTCTTGGAATGAAATATTTGAACCCGTCAATAAGAATGTATATTCGTTCTTATTTAAGTCCCTCCAGGTAACAGATTATGGAGCCCTTATGTCCCTCGCGGCACGTGTACTCTCTCAACCCGGAAAATACAAGGGTATCTCCCTAAAAGAGGCAATGGGAAACCTCTCAGATAAAGGTCGGGCATTTGTTGAACATCTTCCGCTCATCATGGATGGTGTAACTTGGGATGTGATGTCAGCCTACGAATTCGTAAAAAGTTTTGATCATGTCGCCATGTCTAAACCCCACACACAGTCAGTCTCGGGTAGAGTGATGTGTGATAAGATGGAACAAGCACTCATAAATGCTGGTGCAAATTTCGTATTTAACACAGAACTCACCGACATAAAATATGAAGAAGATACATTTACAGCTACATTTTCAGGTGGATTGGAACTCACTGAGGATATACTATTCTTATGTCTCGATAACAGTCCCGCTCTCAAGGTACTTGGAAACAATTGGGGATCGGATGCAGACAAAAAAGTGAGGGAGAGTACCTATGGTGCTATCAATATTCTTCTAGATTATGATGATTTTATGAATCTTTCAGATGATCTTGAAATTGCGGCTAACACTGAGTGGAACCTTCAACCAGTGGTTCTCGCGGATGGTAAGACTGTTTCATGTGTCATATGCGATCTAACTGAAGAAATCCTTAAGACTGATCCGGACACTCTCAAGGCAGAGGTCCTCAAACAACTTCAAATCCCCGAACCCACGATGATTCGTATTGGGTGGGGTGCCGAATGGAAAGGGGACAAATGGGAGTTCAGTCAGTCGTCGGGTGTACTCAGTTTACATGGACAACTTCCATTCTTTGGGAAGTGTTCAAAGGTTGCGATGTGTGGTATGATGTCTCCCAGAAATACACCATATTCGAGTATTGAGGCAGCTGTTGAAGTGTCGAGAGCCTTAAGTCATGAACAATTCGGTACGAGAGAACCTCTCCAACCCCTGGTCATTTCACAAGTCATAACATTTATCACCATGTTACTTATAGTTTTAATTCTCGTGTACCGTAACAGGAACCAATGAAGTTCGTAGCCAATGTACACGAACCCATGTACGAATTTAATAACAAAAAGTATATACGTTTTGTTATTCCACAAAAGTGTTCAGACATTATTGAACGCATGCACATTTCGAAGAATCATCTTATCGCCAATGAAAATACAGATGACCCACTCGATGGTCGTGTTCTCACAGTAAAAGTTCCATTCCGGTATAGGAGAGTGATGTGTGAAGTCCGAGGACGTCCCGTGCAGTCTCTTATAAAGGGTGATGAAATTGAAGTTATCATAGACTTCAAGGGTGTGTGGAATGTTGGTAATTATTCGGGCTTCTCTTGGATACTCTCAAGCTCTTCCTCTGAAGTGGCTTGATTAGGGTCATTAGGAAGGTCAATTGTCTTGAGACCACCCTTATTGAATCCTTCAAAAGTCTGGAGCATACCCTGAAGTCTAAACACTTCTTGGGTCATCTGTTCGATATTCATACGAATCTTCTTAATGTTCTCTTCAACGTCGACGATAGGCATCTTATACTCATTTAAAGTTTCACGTCTTTAAATAAGTATGCTTACTCGAACCGGATACTTGGTAAATGAGGGTCCAATTCAGGAAATTAAAAAAGAACTTACGGTAAGACCTATAGTCAATGGGGATTATGGATTCCCTCCACCACCTTTCAAAGTTTTCAGAGCAGCTAAGAATGGAGTGTGCGTTCCAAGATTCTACGGAACTGCTAAACTTGGGGAACCCAAAGAGGACAAGAGACCTGAACCCACTCGTATTAAAACCAAATTCGTTGGACAGCTCAGAGATGCAACACACCAGAACGAAGCACTCACAGCAGCAATTAAAGCGGGGCATGGCGTACTTTCTTTACCGTGTGGGTACGGCAAGACGACTGTATCCTTGGCCATAGCGTGTAAGCTCGGATACAGAACGATGATTGTCGTCCATAAACAGTTTCTGGCGGATCAGTGGCGGGAACGTATTCAGCAGTTTTGTCCCGGTGCTACGATTGGTGTTGTTCAACAGAATAAGAAGGAAGTTGAATGTGATTTTGTCATCGCGATGCTTCAGTCGCTTTCCCTCAAAGAGTACTCATTCTCAGATTTTGATACGATTGGCACACTTATCGTGGATGAGGCACATCATATTTGTGCTAAAGTGTTCAGTCAAAGTCTCTTCAGAATGTGCCCCAAACATATATTTGGACTTTCAGCAACCCCAGAAAGGAAAGATGGACTTACCAAGGTACTTCATTGGTTTATGGGCCCCACATTCTTTGCGGTTGAGCGAAAGAATCAGGAACAGGTGGAGGTTTTTCAGATTACGTTTGATTCCCCAAATTATAGAAACCCCCCACCATCTATGCGAAATGGTAAGATCTCTATGCCTAATATGATTACTCAAATTGTTGAGGACAGATCAAGAAATAAGATGTTGGTGGAACTCGTCAAGAAAGCTTCGTCTGGTACGAGACAGTTACTGGTTCTCAGTGACCGTCGACAACATTGTGAGTTTCTTCATCAGTGCTTCCCAAAGACATCCGGTTTGTACATGGGTGGTATGAAAGAGGCTGCCCTCCAGGAATCATCTAAGAAGAAAATCATTTTCGCGACGTTCAGTCAGGCTCACGAGGGTCTGGATATTCCGACACTGGATACGGTCATTCTAGCGAGTCCGAAATCGGACATCACACAAAGTATTGGAAGAATCATGAGAGAAACAAAAGGTAAGAAGAATGAGCCCCACATCTACGATGTACATGATCCATGGTCGATCTTTACTGCGATGTACTACAAACGAATGAAAGTGTACCGTCAAGGTGGTTTCAGGATTAAAGGAAAAATGGTGGAAGAGAAGAAGAGTGACTTCCCTCAGGGAAAGTGTCTGTTTTTATAATCTGATCTTCTATTAAATGTCTGGTGCATTAATACAACTCGTTTCGAAAGGTATTCAAGACATATACCTGACAAGTGATGAAGGACAATCCTTCTTCCGAATGAAATTTATCCGTCACACAAACTTTTCTCAGTCACCCAAACTCATCAAAACGATATACGATGAAGATGAAACAATAACTATACCCATTCTCGGTGATATCATAAATGCGGTATGGTTTCAGGGTTCCAATAAGATGATGAATATGTTTATCAATTCGACAATTGATTTATACGTCGGGGGTCAAAAGGTGGACTCACAGCATTTTGATTATTATTCTGATATATGGCCAAATTACTTAGCTGATACATATACTAAATCGAAAGAGTTGAATACGAAAATGAGCTCTGTAAATCCCGGATTTTTACCACTTCAGTTTTTTTTCTGTAATCATAAAGCATTTTTACCCCTTGTCGCGCTTCAGAGTCACCAGGTTGAAATAAAAATTAATTTTGATCAGACAAGATTTCCAATACTTGAACTTACAGAGGATGAAAAGAAGATTGAGGTGTACGGAAACTATGTATTCCTCGATAAAGAAGAAAGGGAAAGTATCGTGAAACGTCAATTGGATTTGGTTATCACACAGGTTCAACGTATAGAGTACCCACTCAATACAAGTGATGGTTACAACTCTGTTGATATAAGTTCCTTTAATCATCCAGTGAAATCTTTATTCTTTGGATTTGAATCGAAAACAGATGTGTATAGTACCGATTTTTTTACATTTTCTGGTTTAGATCTACATTTAAATGGTACATCTTTACTTGAGAATATGAAACCAATGTATTTTCACACAATTCAGAATTATTATAAATCGGAATACGGTACGTCTGAATTCGACAATACAAGAAATATACCAGTCTACACGAGGTACTACGCGTATCACTTTTGTATGAATGCGTCACAATTTCACCCATCAGGTTCCTGTAATTTTAGTCGCCTTGATAACGCAAAACTCATGATACGTGGCGCATCAGTTGATGCGTCCAGATCTGGTGACCCAATACATATATACGCTGTTAACTACAATGTGTTACGTATAAAGGATGGATTAGCGGGAATATTATTCGGGAATTAAATTTACCACAGGGGTTTAGACCCCATGGTAGACTTAATGTATACATTTACGCCCTGATGGAATCAGAGACGGCGAGTATCATCACGCCGGCAATGAAAGCCATGATGACGTAATTTAATTCAGTCTCTTCGAGACCAATCCGAGGCTTGACATCTCTCACGATGGGTACCTCCTCCCTCTTTGGTCTGGACGGTGGGTCCAGATCCTCGAGCGGACAATACGCTATCATTTATATACTAATTAGAGATTAATTTCTGTCTTCTTCTTTCGCCTGGTACGCTTGGGCTTACTTGCATCGAGGTTCACTTCCTTGACTTCACCACCAGTGGAATCACCTGAGATAGACATGATATCAGAAAGATCATCGTCAGCTATAGTCTCGTTCATCATCGTATTCATTGGTGGTGGGGGTGGCATCATGATACCACCCATGAGGCTCGAAATATCTACCCCGGGTCCCTGCATCTCATACTGACCACCGATGGGTGCATCGGTTGCTGGACCCCCAGGGGCCCTGGTTGTATTCTGTACCGCCGCCATCATATTTTTGACGAGGTCGGGATTCTGCTTCATCACGTCATTCATGTTGGGCATCACAGACTTGAACATACTGTTCGTCAGGTGAAACATCATTGCAGAACCACCCAACATCATGATTAACTTGACCTCGGGAGCCACATTGACCTTGGAGCGGTACTTCACATAGAGTTCCTCGAAGACCCCGTCATAATCATCAACATTCTCCATGACAGACTCAGACCAACCCTCCAATTGGACCTCAAATGGATTGTATCGCTTATTCAAAAACTCTAGACCGGTCACACACGCCACGAGCATTCTCCGAGAGAAACGAACTGACTGTTCCACATCGATACTGTAGGTGATTCGCTTCACCTCGGATCGAAGTTCATCAACATTTGAATACGCGTTGAGTCTCTTGTTCACTGCAAACCCTTTCTTCTCTAGACGTCCAAGTTTATTTATGAGGTCCGCCTTCTCCTCGTCGATTGAGGTGTATCCCTTAGAAGGCTGTTCTTCCTGGGAACCTGGTCCCACCGATTCATCATCATAAAACGTGGGCTCATCCTCACCATAATCAATTTCTTCGTCTGGTTGGGGCTGAGTGGGTGCGGATTGTTTGTTGGGATTCACGAAAGCATCCATCGCTTCTTGGTGTTGCTGGGGTGCCGACTGACGCATGGGCCGACCTGGTCGGGGAACTGGTTTAGGGCGTGGTACCGAAATATAGATTTCATCCATGAGAGCCTGTTCATCAGCGTCTAATTTCATTACATTTGTGGTTCCTCTGTCGAGTACGATTTCTTCGTCCATCTACTCTCTATATGGAAACTAAAAAAATACCTTTAACGCACTTTAAAAAAATCTACACCTATAATAAATGTTCAACCTTAACAAGGTCAATCGTAACGCTCTCCTATCAATCGGTACGCTCATGTTAATTATTTTTATCATGTCAGCAGTCCGAGATACCAGTATGTACCAGCCCAGACCTATCAAGATCAATATAGTGACTGAAAAACCTATATCCGAACTTGAAAATAAGATTGAATGTACTCCCGGTCGCAAGGGAGGTAGCGCGTACAGCAAGGGTCTCACCCCTGGTGGACTATGTGGTGCACAAAAACGCGTGGCTGATTTTGCTGCGTATGAAATCCTGGATGGAATTGGTGGATCTTTAATCTAAGTTAATATAAATGGCACTCGTAACTTATCCGTCTGAGACTATTCCAGATCTCAATTATGAGTATCACACGGTAACTATTGATTCAATTGGACAGGCCAGTGCAAATACATTCACATGTCATCTCCAAAACCCACTAAAAAATGTTGTTCAGGCTAGACTATTAGCCACTAATATTAATACGACAGTTGATACGAAACACTGTTATATTTCCATTAGTGAACTTGATACAATTTTCAGTGATAGAGCTTCAAATGTATATGAAGGTCAAAGTTCGATGAGTATGCTGAGAAATTCGTTTGCGAGTATCATAGGTGAAGGTACTACATCGTTCAATTTTAAAGACAATTACCCCATTGTGGCACAATATGTAAATCCTATCCGTAGTATTGATCGATTTACTATAAATATTAGAAACCAAAATGGTGTACCTATTACACCATCTAGCCCCGTGAAAAATAATTTTTTAATTCTTCGTTTCGTGTGTAGAAAACCCAATTTGTAATTTTCTTCCCTTAGAGTAGTATACCATGTCTGCTGGTATTGTTCAATTGATCGCTATCGGTGCCCAGGATGAATATATCATGGGTGATCCCGAAATATCTTTCTTTAGTTCAACATTCAAACGACATGCTAATTTTTCACAGTCCATTGAAAAACAAACCATCCATGGAGCAGTGAAAAACAATTCGATGTCCAGCATTCAATTTGAACGTTCTGGAGATCTTCTCAGTTATGTGTATTTTACATTAGACGACACCACCCAAGCCCTCGATATCCAGCGCTGGGACACTATTATTGACCACGTGGAACTCTATATCGGTGGCTCCCTCGTAGACACACAAGATGCTATTTTTACGGAGAAAATCGCCATCGATACATTCGCTCAAAATGTTTCTAAAAGTTCGAATGGTACACACCCAGGTGTGAGTGCTCGCTCTTATTTTTATCCACTCAGATTCTTCTTTTGTGAAGGACCGCAGTGCGCACTTCCACTCGTCGCCCTAAACTACCACAATGTCGAAATTCGTATTCATTGGGCAACGGCGGCATCCGACTACAATGTAGAGTGTTTCGCAAATTACTTCTATCTCGATAACGAAGAACGTGGAAACATCGCCTCAAAAAAACATGATCTTCTCATCACACAAGTTCAGAAAAATATCGCTTCGGGAAGTCTTATTCAAGATCTCACGTTTAATCATCCCGTGAAGTATATCGCATCCTCAGATACGACGACAGATGGGGCACTCACTTCCCCCACAAATAAGGTAAAAATGAATATTAATGGCCTCGATGTTGGTAATTACAGGTGGGGTAAACCCCACTATATCGATGTAACTAATTATTATCACACAAACTTTGTGACGTCACCAGATTTCTTCCTGTATTGTTTCTGTCTCTCGACAAGTTCTCTCCAACCTACAGGTACCCTAAACTTCAGTCGCCTCACATCAGCCAAAATCATGAGTGAGACTATGCCTATCAATGACCCGATCTACGCAGTCAACTATAATATTCTCCGTATCGAAAATGGTATGGCCGGTCTCCTCTATGCAAATTAAAATGCCTCATTATATTAAATGGTCAAGAACACACCGACGATCGAACGTTCGACCAAAATTAGGTTTGGTAAAAACTGTACCGAAGACCAGGGTGAAAATACGATCGTATTCAATGCCAGTAATGTCCAGATTGATGCGACACAACCTGGAGCGGTGTACATGACGCCCATCAGAAAACGAGAGAGTAGTGATTATCTAAACTACAAGATGTTGATTTACAATACGGAAACGAAAGAGATTGTTGATTCTACCGTCCCCGCCGAATACATTCTCCTACTCGATCTAGAAAGAGCTGTCATCAATGGTAGTGTCACCTCGAATACCGTCTCATTCAATCACCCGGAAACATCCGTCACGACCCTCTCCAATGTGGGTGTTGCGAATGGTGCACCTATACACACCCTCGATGTGGGAACAAAGTTTTATGTCGATGAAGAGGGTGCAAACGTTCTCACTGTTTTGGGAGACACATACATACAAGATGATGTCATCATCGGTGGGAATCTCGATGTGAGAGGTACCATCACATCCATCAACACCGAAAATACAACTATCAAGGATGCCATCATCGAGATTGGAAAGGGAAACACCACCTCCGATATGGGTTTAATCATGGATCGTACCGGAACAAATGTCACCATGGGGTATCGCGAAAGTGTCGACGAGTTTGTCATCGCACACACTACGAGTAGTGCGACGAGCTCCACCATCACACCATCCTCGGAACTCATTGATGCTCGTGTACATGGTCGCCTACATGTGAATTCAAATTTAACCGTAGACACAGATACACTCCATGTGGATGCCATCAGGGATCGTGTCGGTATCAATACATTGAATCCCCAAACAGATCTAGATGTTGTGGGGAATGCACAAGTACACTCAGACTTTATCGTCGACACAGATACACTCTTTGTCGACGCGTCTACGGATCGGGTCGGTATTAATACATTGACCCCATCCACAGATTTTCATGTTCAGGGTGAAGCGTACGTATCGGGTAATGTCACCGTAGATACAGACACATTCCACGTAGACACTGTGAATGACCGTGTGGGTATCAATACGTTAACACCATCCACTGATTTCCACGTTGAAGGTGACACATATGTTTCTGGAAATGTTGATGTCCAAACAAATCTGAATGTTCTCACAGATGCTGTCGTCGCGGGGAATGCGTACATGTTATCGAACGTCGTGGTCACTGGGAACACCGATGTACAATCAGAGCTCAACGTCACTGGGAACGCCTTCGTCTCCTCGAACTTGAACGCTCAGTCCGAACTCAATGTCACCGGGAACGCCTTCGTCTCCTCGAACTTGAACGCTCAGTCCGAGCTCAATGTCTCCGGGAATGCCTTCGTCTCCTCGAACCTAAACGCAGAGTCCGAGCTCAATGTCACCGGGAATGCCTTCGTCTCCTCGAACTTGAACGCTCAGTCAGAACTCAACGTCACCGGAAATGCCTATATATTATCGGACGCAGTCATCACCGGTAATGCCGATGTTCAAACAGATCTTAACGTGACTGGAAATGCCTATGTCTCTTCAAATGTAGTGGTCACCGGTAATGTCGATGTTCAAACAAATCTTAACGTCGCGACGGATGCCATCGTCACCGGTAATGTTGATGTCCAATCAGAACTTAATGTGACCGGGAATGCTTATATATCTTCGAATGCTATAGTGACTGGAAATGTTGATGTTCAATCGGAACTTAATGTCGTTGGGAATGCCTATGTCTCCTCAAATGTTATCGTCACCGGTAATGTCGATGTTCAAACAAATCTTAACGTCGCGACGGATGCCATAGTCACCGGTAATGTTGATGTCCAATCAGAACTTAATGTGACCGGGAATGCTTATATATCTTCGAATGCTATAGTGACTGGAAATGTTGATGTTCAATCGGAACTTAATGTCGTTGGGAATGCCTATGTATTATCGGATGCGGTCGTCACTGGTAATGTCGATGTTCAAACAGATCTCAATGTCACGGGGAATGCCTATGTATCTTCAAATGTTATCGTCACTGGGAATGTTGATGTCCAAACAAATCTCAATGTCGCGACGGATGCCATCGTGACTGGAAATGTGGATGTTCAATCAGAACTCAATGTCACTGGAAATGCTTATATATCCTCGAATGCTATAGTCACTGGTAATGTAGATGTTCAATCAGAACTTAATGTCACCGGAAATGCCTATATATCATCGAATGTTATAGTCACCGGTAATGTAGATGTACAAACAGATCTTAATGTTATCGGTAACGCTTACGTATCCTCGAATGCTATAGTCACTGGTAATGTTGATGTTCAATCCGAACTCAACGTCACGGGAAATGCCTATGTATCCTCAAATGTTATCGTCACTGGTAATGTTGATGTTCAAACAAACCTGAACGTCGCAACTGACGCTATAGTTACTGGAAACGTTGATGTACAAACAGATCTTAATGTTATCGGTAACGCTTATATATCCTCGAATGCTATAGTCACTGGTAATGTAGATGTTCAAACAGATCTGAATGTTGTGGGTGACGCGTATGTAGCAACCTATTATGGTGATGGTGGGCTTCTTTCAAATGTCAATCTCCAAGTCGTTTCCGATCATGGGAACAGTACTTTCAATACAATTCAGTTTACAAACGCGACAACGGGTATGGTGACCACCTCAAACCTTGAAGTGGGTTCGAACATCTCAGTAGCTGGTTTATCTATAAACAAAATGCCAATTGTAGGAGCTGGTAACTTTCTCGAAGACTCTTCTATATCGAAAGTAGATGGAAAAGTAATTATTTCGTCGGATGTGGAAATTCTAGGAAATATTCTCGTCGATGGGAGCTCCTATACGATCGAATCAAATTCACTTGTAATTAATGATCGTATTATTGGAATCGCTAATAATAACGTATCTCACCAACTCGATGTTGGTATCGTCATACAACACCCCGGTAAGAATATAGCACTGGTCCATCACGGAGAAGCCGTCGAAGGTGATCCACATGATCATACTTTTACGATTGGGTACACACAAAATACCGTTACCGACAATCATATTTTCAATGATTCCAACCTGATAACTGTGGAAATTTTGGGTAATCTCATCACACAAAATAATTTAATTGTAAGTGAAACATTGGATGTCAGTGGTACCGTGACCTTCGCAGATGATCTAGTAGTTGGTGCAGCCTCGAATCTTTTCGTAGATGTGAGTACTTCACGGGTAGGTATTAACGAAGCAACCCCTGATGCGTCTCTCGATGTGGGGGGTGACGTGAACATTCAAAGTGACGTGAATGCTACATCCAAAACGTCTGGTGGTCTAGTGGTCGCGGGTGGTGTCGGTGTCGGTGGAGATGTATATGCATCCAATGTCGTTCTTAGTGGTGATTTCACTGTGGATACAGATACTTTGATTGTCAATTCGACGACCCACCTGGTAGGCATCAATAAGGCTGTCCCCACGGTCGCCCTTGATGTGGACGGTGACGTGGTCATCAGTAATGACTTTACAGTGGATACGAACACACTTCACGTTGATTCTGGGACTGATAGTGTGGGTATTAATACAGCAACCCCATCTGCGAACCTCCACGTAGTCGGTAATGTACATGTTCAAAATGCTACCGAAGCGTTTTCAACTACAACGGGGGCTATGACTATTACGGGCGGTCTTGGAGTCACCGCGAACGTCCACGCCACACAGTTCCATGGTGACGGTTCTAAATTGACCGGTCTGGTCACGACTCTCGAGGATGTCGCCAATAACGGAAACACGATGTCCAACACGATCATCTTCGAAAATGAGACGACCTCGCTGGTCACGGAGGGGAGTGTAGGTATCGCCAATACAGCACCCATTCATGACTTGGATGTGGGTTCGAACCTATACGTTGACGATGCTGGGTCCAATGTATTATACGTGACCGGAAATGTCTATGCGACCCGTTTCATAGGTGATGGAGCTTTCTTGGAAAATATCGCCTCGAATCTCCACGAGATTACAAATAATGGTAATGTCACAACAAATACCGTTCATTTCGAAGGTGCTACATCAATTGTCACTACAGGGAAGATCGGTATCGCGAACGCAGCACCCGACCACGAGTTAAGTGTCACCGGTAATGTATACGTATCTTCGGAAGTGAGAGTGGCTGGCGGACTCATCACCAACCTCGGTGGTCTCACGAAGAAAACGTACGGCTACTCGAGTGGTACCATCACGGCTTCAACCACACCAGAAATAAATGTGGTTTTCGATTCGGAACTCTTCTCGGCAAAGATTACCGCCCACCTCGTGGAACCCACGAGTAATATAAGTGTTCTCAATCTCGATGTTACCGGTGGAACTGGTCGGAACATCGGAAAAGGGATGTTGAGTATCGTAGGCGACCAGAACTCGAAGCACTGGGACACAGTCATTGCGACAACTGATACAACAGTCACATTGACACCATCAGTAGGTCTTTTGAGTGACGGAACATATGGAATCTTTGTAGAGTACACATCACCCCTCGGTGGAGGTGGTGTCACAAGTATAGACAAAGATAACACGAACGAAATCACGTTCGACTATTAATTTTATTTTATCATCTTCCTATAAGGTAGCATGTCTTCCAAGAACTTTTACGGGTTGACAGGAGACGTTACCATCGACGGAGGTATTTTGAATGTTGGAAACGCACAATTGTATGCGAATACCGATACGAGTAACGTCGGTATAGGTACCACGAATCCAGAGTTCACGCTCGATGTTCATGGTGACGCGAATGTCGGAGTTTTACACTCGACGTTCTTATATGGTGATGGGAGTAACATTGAAAATATCGTCAGCAGTCAATGGGAAGGGTCACCAGGGGACCCTATTTATTACATGAGCAATATAGGTATTGCGAACACGACACCAGTCACGGCAACTTTACAGATTGGTTCGAATGTAATCGTCGATGATGTCGGGACGAATGTCATCGATGTTGTGGGGAACGTGAACGCATCGTATTTCATCGGTAACGGCAGTCAACTCACGGGTATTGCTGCGACCCTAGATGATATCGTTGACCAGGGAAATTCAGTTTCCAATACAATTATTTTAGAATCTGGAATAGACCCTGTATCGAACATCGGCCTCGTCACGAAAGAGGGTGTGTGTATCAGTATCTCGAACACAAATCCTACGGGAGAGTTCCAGTTTGGTGTGGGGTCGAACCTACTGGTGAACGTCTATAGCTCCAATGTATTGACGGTGGATGGGAACGTCTTCGCTCAGAAAATGACTTTGGGGACGGTAACGGTTTCACCAGCCTACAACCTCCAACAGGTCACGACGACGGGGGCGTCATCCAATCAAACACTCGTACTCTCGAACACGACGACGGGTCTCACGACAACGTCTAATGTTGGTATCGCGAATACAGCACCTGTACACACACTCGATGTGGGTTCTAATCTATATGTCGAGGATACTGGTTCTAATGTTCTCACAGTCATCGGTAATGTCAGTGTTTCCGGGGACCTCAACGTGGGTTCTAATCTATATGTCGAGGATACTGGTTCTAATGTTCTATCGGTCACCGGTAATGTCTACGTTTCAGAACGTCTCGATGTGGGTTCCAACTTACATATCGAAAACCTCCGAACGGCGGAATTCGCCGCGAACCTTGTGACCTACGATTCGACCACTGGTGAACTCATGGACTCTGCGGGTCTCTTCTCCAACAAGTTGGTCGTCGTCTCGGAACAACCACCTAGTGCGTTGACTGGTGCGTCCACCGTAGTGACAAACAGTGGGACGTACATCATCGAGGCTTCGAGTGGGACAGTAACGAATCTCTTCGATAAGGATATCTCAACTATATGGCAGACAACTCCTACTAATTATAGTACCACCAATGGCGGTACATTAGGTGACTATACCGGTTCCGCCTCTCTCGCGGGGTATTCAGGTGAATGGGCGAAGATTACCATGCCCTACAAGAATATTCTTCGTCATATGGTAATTGAATCCACGAACCAATCGACCGAAGATATCCAACTCGTGGGTCTCAATGCGGATGGGATCACGTGGACCACCTTGAAGAGTGTCACGGGTCTTACCGGTGAGAAACACACGATCCTCGTGAATTCCGCGACCCATCATAAAACCTACGGTCTCATAATCAATAAAACAAACTCATCCATTGGTCGGAGTACTGTAGAGATCGGGGACCTCCGTCTCTTCACGGAATCCTTTTCGATCGATGGGGGGAACACCACCATCACCCAATTACGTCTCGGGTCGACTCTCGAGGTCACGGGGAACGTCGAGGTGGGGACCGCGAACCTGTTTGTGGACACGGTGACGGGCAACGTCGGCATCGGCAAGACCAACCCAGGGTCAGCCCTAGATGTTGTGGGGACCGTAACGGCGACCTCGTTTAGTGGAACAGCTACTAATGCTACTAACGTTACTCTTGATACAGACGCAACTGATACTTCTAGACCTATTGTTTTTGCGACTGGTACAACAGGCGACCAGCCCTTGAAGACAGATCCGGGTATCACGTATAACCCCTCTACAAATATATTGACTACCACGTTAAACGGTTCCGCCGCCAGTCTGACGACATCACGAACGATTTTCGGTCAGAGTTTCAATGGTACTGAGGATGTTACTGGGAACCTCCACATGACTACAGCGTCCTCGATCCTCGTGAACTCCAACGTGGTCGCCGAATACACGGGACCCCACGAGAGACCTCTGCGGAAGTACCCGGAGGTGGCTATGACCGCGAATTCTGATAAAGGGTATGTGGCGAGTGCGAGTTCCACGGCCACATATGATACAAATTTACAACCCAAAAATGCTTTTAATGGTGTTATTTCACCGTCTTCTGGCACTTCTTCCTGGCAATCATCAGATTCGGGATACAGTGGAACGACACCATTTGATTATATAAATTCTGGTACGCACACTAAATTTCTTACTGATACCGATGGGACGATACATCGCGGTGATTGGTTATCATTACAAACCCCAAATAAAATTAAGGTAAGTTATTACACAATTCATACACTCAATGACGTCGACAACTATAGACCGGGCAGTTTCATTCTCTTAGGTAGTAATTCGGAAACTGATGGTACATGGAAACTTCTCCATACAGAGACTGGTGGTATGTCTGACCCAGGACCCGAAGTGTACACTGGTCACGTGAATTCAACTGAATTTTACAAATACCATCGTTTACTGGTAAAAAGTTTAGCTGGTAACGGTGGTGAAATATATATAAATGAACTCGAATACTACGGCCACGAAGAAGGCAGTGGCTCCCTAGACACCACCCTAAAGTCCGTGTACAACGTGCCGGCGACCACGGGGACCCAGTTGGAGGTCTACTATGATGCGAAGGACTTGGCCAATGGAGCTGTGACTTCTGTGACGGATCTTTCCCCTAATTCGAATGGTGGTACGGGGACCGATGTGACGGTAGCTGACGGGGCTTTTGTGTTTAACGGAACATCTTCACTTATGGAGAAAACAAGTTTATCCATTCCCGGTGGGGATAACCCGTTCACATTTAGTTTATGGTTAAAAAATGACGATTTTGACAGTGGATATCAATATATTTTGAGACTTGGAGACAATACAACCCTCTACCAAACTATCGCTTTATACAAGAATTCTTCTAATCAAATTATTTTTGCCTCGTGGACTTTAGATTTTCCTATCGACTATACTTTCACAAGTGGTCAATGGAATCACATATCTCTCGTGTACCCCGGGGGTGGATGGAAACAATCAAATTTGATTGCGTATATTGATGGAAGACCATATACTTTCGGTGGTAATGTATCTAGTGGTGGATTAGGTGGATCTCTTATGTCACTGGCAACTTCTTTAACACTTCGTTTGGGTGGATTGACAGCTGGGGATTCACATTTAGACGGCTCCATCGCGAACTTCCGTCTCTACTCCAAGGCCCTGAACGCTGGGCAGGTCCAGGAACTCTACGATTACCAAAAAGACTATTTCTTGGGGTCCCGGTCCTCCGTGACCCTGTACAAGGGCCATTTGGGTGTGGGGGTCGCCGAACCCTCGGGCCAATTGGAACTCGCGGGAGATGCGCGGATTCAAGAGTATCCTCCTAGGGGGTTGGTGGGGGATGAACTTGTGTATGATCCAGCTGGTAATGCGTATGATTATAACGTCGAAGGGCATGGTGTTTTCAAGTTATTATCTAGTGATAAGTATCATAATGGAACGGGGGGCAACGATCGCCGAATATACAAACTGTTTGATAAAAGTGATTCTACACTGACACACTGGTCTTCATTCAATAGTAGTGCTCCGTACGAGGCTACGACGAACGCACAAATTACTACTTTAGATGGAGGAAGTACGATTACGGCACATATAGCCGAAATTCAAATGCCCTACAAAATCACTTTAAAAAAGTATATACTGACTTCCAGTACACAAGTTTCCAGAGCCCTTAAAACTGGTATGATTGTAGGAAGTAACGATGGTAACGTGTTTCACGTGCTACACAATGTACCTGATTTCGGGTTTACCGCAACATCTCAACCGAAAGAGTATACGGTAGATAATACAACAACTCCGTACAGGATTTTTAGACTCTTACTCATGAACACGAATGGGAATGCAACATGTAACATGAACGAATGGCGTCTTTTCGGCACCCCCGGTCCCACGACCCTCGATAAGGGTTCGCTGACTTTAGGGAGATCCCTCGATGTTCCCCGCATTTCGCGGTACGACGTGGATACGGAAACCCCGAGACCCGAGAAGTTGGTGGTGGATTTCGATACCACCGTCAATTCCTCACCCACAGATATCTCGGGG